TTCTTCATTACCTTCTTCACAGTCGGTTTCACCACTTTTAACAAAAGATCAGCAAGAGGTTTTGCAAGCAGTGCCGACGAAGTTGCCACCACGGCGATTGATGCCGTAGTAGTCACCATACCTGCTGATGGTATGTTTTGAACAATCTGATCAGGAATAGAAAGTGTCTCAAATACTGGAAGACATTCTTTACCAACCATCTCATAATTAACAATTTTCTTATTGCCCTCTAGGATCTTCCCTATGGGGTTTTTTAATTGCTGTGCTCTACTAGGACACTCTGGTACTTTTTCCTCTGTCTTGGGTACTTCAGGTGTCTGTGTGTTTGCTTCTGGCGCATCAGGTTTTTGGGGTGGGGCAATTGGTGGAGGTTCTGGTGCCTCATGCTCATACTCCAATTTATTTGCATCATAATCAATTGGACTGAATGATGGAGTTCCTGCATCACAAAATGTCCTAACGTTCTTAGGATCTTCATCTTTGAGAGTTTGGTTTTCTCCACTATCAATATGAGCCTCTACACATCCAGGCATGTTGACAATAGGAACACCCACCTGCGATGTTACAGGTGGGTAAATGGGAAGTGCCACTGGAGGATCACGTACTAATCTAGAAGGAACGTATACATTCAGTGGTCTAATATTTAAGTTATCAATATCAATATTATTAATCTGTGGCATAAATTACTCGACTAGGGTGCCATGTGCTCTCCTGATCTCTCTTAACTCCTCAAAATCTTTTTGTTTAGTTCCACCATCATATGCCCAGGCATAACCTTCTTCAATCATCTGTTCATTCAATGATACTTCTGCATCTCCAATATATAACCAACCAAGAAGGCGACCATACTTACCCACACCACCAACAAGTTCAGTTCTAACTGCGAGCTCATCGTCTCCAGAAATAGCACCTTCCAGTTTCTCCTTGAGCCAGTTAGTTGCATCATAACCTAATGCTTTTTCTTCTAAGTCTCTGGTGCGTTTTTCTGGTGTATCAACACCTGCGACTCTAACTCTTTCTTTCTTATAAAGATCAAATCCTAAATCAATGGTGACATCAATTGTGTCACCATCAAGAACTCTATTGATCTCAACTACGCGAAAGTTGTAACACGACTTCCTGCTGGGTGGAACCATTGCGCCCATAATCGATCTCCTTTGAATCTACTGCTTCGACTAGTCCAACTATAGTTATAAGAGCAGTAATTACAGCACCAGCACCCCAGACCCAGCGTTCTAATTTACGAACACGATCACGAAGTTCTTCTGCCATTTTTTCAGTATCTTCAATCCTGTGTTCCAACAGTGCTATCATCTGATCCTGATCTGCGTCCTTTTTGTTGATTTGATCCGGCATCTGCTAACTCCTCAAAAGCATAACTCATAATTGTATATATGTAATACGAAACGCCAGCAAGAAGTATTATCAGAGAAACAACAATACTCCAAGTTATATCATTAACATCCACAAGTGGTCTCAAGAAGAGATTCATCAGCAATCATTAAATACAGAACCAACTTCTGAACCAATAGATTCTCCTACTTGATTTCCTAGAAGAGTGGCCCATCCTGCTGCCAACCATCCAATATATGGAATGTTCATTACTGCAGGAACAAGAACTCCAGTGCTAATTGCGGTCCCTGCCATTGCACCTTGTGATCGTGCTCCAGCGTCCGCGATCAAACACTCTACGTCTTTTGCACTCTTTCCCTCACCGTTTGCTACGGCACCTCCTGACCCCATATTACGGGTGCCTTCCATAGTGTATTGATCACGACGATACTCTGTGCGTTGCTCAGTTCCACCACCAAAAAGACCTCTCTTTTCTTTGTCCAAGTCAAGTGATCTTTCAGACTCTAAAATCTTAGGATCATTAGCACGATACTCAATTTCATATCCATCCTTTCCTGCCTTAATCCTGTAGGAAGAGTAGGGGCCTCTAGGTAGATTGATTGTAGGTACTGATTGAACTGGTGGTTCTTTTTTTAAAAGGTGCCCAAGAACTCCAATGTGTGCTACAGCAAAAAGACCACCAACACCAAGAGCAATCCATTTGAATGGACTATGCTTTGATGCTGATGGTTCTTGTGGTTTTTGTGGTTCTTGTGAAGATGATTTTGATAAGTTCATTGACTAACCTCAATTAGTTTATTTTTTCTTTTTTCTCCAATTCAGGTTTATCTTTTTCTTCTTTCTTATCCTTCTTTGCAGGAACAACTCCGAAAGTGGCTAAAGTTCCGGTGAAGACACTGGCTATAAATGTGGGATCGATATTCTTTTGAGGAACACCAGGAATAGTCACATAATTTAAAGTGAGTATTGCTGCAGACCACGAAAGAATAACAACGCGCACCAATGCCGACAGACCTTCATCTGCCCAGTCAAACTTATTCTGTTTGGTTTCCTCCTTCTTCTTTGGATTTGATTCCATTGAATTAGGGTAAGGCAACTTTATTTAGAGAGGTAACCGTTTTCAACTAACCATTGGCGTGTCAGAGGTGTGGGCTCATAATCACTCCACATAGTTCCTGCAGCACAGGACTGAAGTGCTTTCATCGTCATATCTTCAGTTTTACCTGCCCAAGTTGCTTCTTTCTCCCAAGGAATTGCATGTGGCATATCCTCATATGTTTTAGAAGCAATCTCTTGCCAGATCTTAGGTACATCTTCTTCATTCTTGATGATGGCAATCATACTATTCTTGATAGTTCCTGCCATACAGTCTTGTGCGGCGTGCCATCCTTCATGACGCATCACACTCATGAGAGTATGTGGTCGATGCATAAAGGTACGATTAAGGAAGAAGTTGTTGCCAACAGTGTGATAAACACCACGATGTCCAACAGGAAAATACTTGGAGTCTGCTAGAAACACCCCAACTCCGACCTGCTCAAGAGCGACGAGCATTGTGTTGAATTCGTTAGCAACAGGATCAAAATTACTATCGGGATACTCACTAGCAATACTTGCGATACTTTCGACTTTATCGACTCCATCTGTACACTCTCGAAGTAGCATACACCCCATAGCATCCATAGTATGGTAACCCTTGGTGATCTTAGAGTTATCAGCCAGTGCTGGAGCAGACAGTGATGCTGCAGCCAACAAACTCATAATAATTTTTTTCATTTAGTAGGAAATACTGTAGTGGGGGGAATAGCACCGCCAGTAGTGCTAGGTAGTTCTGGCATGGCAGCATTCATCATACCAGGAAGTGCTTCTGAAATTGCTTCCACTGCTGCATTAGCAATGTTATCTTTTACTCTCTCAGCAATTGCATCACGACGAAGATAAACAAATGTTCCTCCACCGATAATACCAGCAGTTCCTAAGAATGATAGAACTGCTAAAACGTTAATTACCTTTTGCATAATAAGCCTCGTAATATTTTACAATCCCTGCGGTGTTCATATTTCCTTGAGATACCCAATCATGAACACATTCGTAGATTGATTGACTGGTGTATTTAGGACATACTCCTTCCATTTCTCCACCGAACCTAGAAAGCAAAACTTTGAGTGATTGTTCTCTGACTTTCATTTTATGATCGCTATATCGCCAATCATCGATGGACATTCTCTGATCCTCCTTGGAAGTTCTCAGATCCACCAATAGGATCAAGTTGAAGAGTAGTGGCAGCATTCTGAGTTGCCATATCATACATCACTTGGTGAATATCTTCAGATTCTTTAGTTTCACTGCGAATATCTTCATGCAATCTTTCTGTTGCTTCTTGTTGTTTTTGTTGATATTCTTTTTGTTTCTCAGTTAGATCAGGAGCAGATCCAAACCAAGAATCATCTTGAAGAACTGCTGGTGCAGGAATACCAGTGTATGGTGGAGAATCCATTTCAGAACACTCTACAATATTATCATCAATGGCACACTCAATTTCTTTATCTGTAAGTGGCCAATTAATTTTTGTAACCGCTTTTCTTGAAAAAATTTGAATCGATTCTTTGATTGCTTTGATATTCATGTCTGCCAAAAATAGTGGTAGAAGTTTCCTTTAGTGCTACACATTGGATCTTCGGATACAACTCTGTATTTGAGTTGACTTTGACCTTTGAAGTCTGTTCGATTTCCAATGATGTCATATGCTGCGAGCATCTTACTATTGTCCTTTAGTCGAGCAACAACTTTAGGATCTGCTACAGGTCTATGAAAATCAAATCCCTGATATTGACCAGGAGCATATACTACATCAGCAACAGTGTTTGGAAAATGTGGACTCTTTACTCGATTCAATACAGAGACTGCAACACAGTATTCGTCCATGGTCCCCTTTGCAGCCTCAACCTGAACAGTCCTAGCAAGATGATCGTAATCAACGGCACTGAGTGCCAGAATAAGTGCGAGCATAAAAATAGGGAACAGTATTTGCTCCCTTATCATATCTTATTTAATTGAGTTTGTCAAGGGGCGGGAACTGATGCTGGGATCATCATCCCACCATCAAAGTGATCATCATCATCTACATCTCCATCACTCAACAGGGCTGCAAAGATAAACCCTCCTATCATGGATGCTGCAATGACTAACACGTCGTTCACCATAAACCTGGGATGATTTGACCTGTTGTTGCATATGATCCCATTGCTGCAACGACGCCAATCATTGCTGCCCATCCATTAATGCGTTCTGCTTTTTCGTTCATTTTCTATTCTCCAAAGTTTTGTTTGTGATTATAATTTTCTCTCCATCATGAGAGAATTGTAATTCGTCGTCAGGATGCCACAGAAGTTCTTCATACATATCGTCGAGTTTCTGGATATCCTTCCAAAGTGCGTCTGGGTCCGGCATATCAAATAGTTCTGTTTACTTCGTATATAGTAGAATCACCATAGGTTTTATGGTCTTTGTATCCTACCATACGACCCTTAGTATTTTGAAGTGCGGGCATGAACACAATAAAGAAGAATACTCCTGGTGCTCCTACAAAGAGAAGCAGAACGATCACATAATAAGTCAGGAGTTCAATCAAGTCAGGCATCAGTAAGTCTCAGAAAGTTGTTGTACGGAGTAACTCAGAAGGACGAAGAACGCAACCGAAGTTACGGTGAAAATTGCTTCAGTCATCAGAAGATACCGAAGAAGAAGTTGCCAGTGAAGGCATAGGAGATGAAACCAGAAACGATTCCCATCATTGCCCAACGACCATTATAGGTCTCAGCATATTGCTGTGGGGATTCAAGACCCTTGCGGTTGTAGGATTCTACTACCATTTGGGGTTCTTTGGCGAACAGATTCTGTTGACCAAATTCGTTCGTCGTTACAGTCATTTACTTTATGTTGCAAATCTTTACATATTATATAGTAAAAAAGGAACCCTGTCAAGGGTTCCTCTGTAGTGATTTATACTTAGTAGTCATCTCCTTCTACGATATCCTGACATTTCTCAAGATTTTTCTCACAAAATTGTCTCACATAACCATGAACATCTTCATCCATACGATGATGATAGTTATTGTGCATCACACCAACAAGAATAAAAAATCCTACAATTAAGATATTGAAGTGGGTGACAGGAGAAAGTAGAATCCTTTTGAACATTAAAAAAGGGGTGCCGTCGCACCCCCATCATAACACCTAGATGTTTATATGTCTACTCTACAATCAGAAGTTATACTTCACACCCAGTTTACCACCGACACCAAAGTCGTCATCGTCTTCTGCGGTCAGGAAAGAAACCTCACCATAGACCCCGATAGCATCGGAAACAGGCAGTCCAATACCTGCCTTACCAGAGAACTCAGTCTCGGTATCTGCACCATCAGCAGCAACAACTGCAGGGCCACCTTGGACGTAGTAGGAAGCAGCACCAATAGTACCCTCATAGCCTACGTGGATATCTGTGGTTGCTCCGGTGTAATCGTCTCCAGTCCAACCAGCATTGGTTTCTACGTTAACGTAAGGCCCTGCAAAAGCAGCACCAGCAGACATGGACAGAGCAGCAGTTGCTGCGAATACAGATTTGATCATTTGTTTTTACCTCTTAGTTTACTTGCGGAATGGTTACCCGCAGATGGAAGGGAATCGACAACTCCCCGTTATACCTTTGCCTAAATTATGACAAAAGGTTAAGTATTTATACTAACAAAATCTTAAGATCTTGTCAAGTAGGTTGGGTTTCCTCTCTCTTCTGTGATGAAGGTTCAGTGATTCGACCCAGGTAAGGATCATAGTTCATATGGTCCTTGATGTCAATACTTGCACCAGACTGTTGCCACCAGTTGAGCAAAGCATCGTGAGGTGCCTGATGAAAGATGCTGATGTGTTCTTGATGAATCGTTGATTGAAATGCAAGATTATACAAGAACAAAGGAATCGTATATGTCTTCCCACTCTCTAGAACAACATCCTCAGACACAGCTCTTGGTTTGACTCCATTATCAAGTTTATACTTGTCACCACGAATGTGATGCTTCATGATTTTAGCAGCATGATGCCTATTGATCAAGTAAATGGCAGCAGAAAAATCATTGATAAACTTATGATGAAGTTTTACATGAATATCACCAGTGCAAATAGTGGTCAACTGAATGCAGTCCCAATCATATGGAAGAAGGGAAAAGACATCAGTCCATGTAAAATTCCAATACTTTGCTATGTCTAAATTTACATCATCTTCTACGATAATGCAATACTCATCATTTGTTTCTTCATAAAAATGCTTGATTGCTTTTAGATGCGACATGCAGCAACCAAGTTCATTCTGATTGACATTGTCAGGAATTCTACCTTTGAGATGACATGAAACATCATTGTCACCTCTGGCATCATATCCTGAGATTCTAGTATGGTTAGGAATTTCCCAATACTTAAATTGGTTCTCCATATATGTTCGTCTATCAGTATCACTATCAAGATTCAACCAATAGACATGTGGAAAGTTTTTTAATTTAAATGCAGACTTATTTTTGTCAAGCAGTAATTCTTGTCCAGCCATCGGGAATTAAATCTTTGGTATCGTTGTTTTTAGTATATCCTTCCTCACCAAACCATCGAGATGGTGCAATAACTTTCTTATCTTTGTTAGAAGATAGCCATGCGCCCCACCAAGAGAAGGAAGAGTTGGCAATGATAAAATCATCACAAAGGGTCATTAGACACAGATCAACCCTATTGTCAGTGTTCTCAGAGATCATGAATCGATCATCAGAGAACAACTCTTGCTCACTACACCATGCAGGGTCATCAGAGAACACAATTACATTTCGATCATCATCAAAGTGCTTCAGTGCAGCCTCATAGTATTCAAGAGTACAAGGAGGATGATTAACACTGTTCGTTATATAATCAGTGCGACGAACATGTAGTGCAATAGGATTATCTACAGAAGCAATCATTTCTTTGCAAGGATTTAGAATATCATCCTTGAAAGTAAAGTCCTCACGGATTTCATCTTCAATATGCTTGAAGTATTTTTCTGATTGGAAGTATCCAATTAGACTTACATGATCAGGGCACAACTTAAAAAGTTCTTCATCAAAGTGAAAGAATCTTTCTTTTACAGATGGAGCATGTCCATTATTAAGAAAGCCAGTATTAACTTTCAGATCAAAAGAATCAAATAGTTCTGACCTAACCATATTCCCAAGACCATCATCAACTGGTTGTTCATGATATGGAATACAGAAATCTACTCCAGTATTTCTTGCAATGCCTTTTAGTGCTGCATACTGGAACATTTGATTGGCGAATCTTCCCATTCGCCCCAGAGCATTAAAACCTATCATTTCAGTTGTGCCTTTCTTCTTTGTAGATACTCCTGGTTTTCATAATAACTTACCAGCTGCTTTCTGTCAAACGTTTTGATCTTATGCCACAGTTGATAGTTGTTATTAAAGTTGGGATTGCTGAACCAAGAGTTATGTGTCCTGGAGTGCTCTAAATGATAAACATAATCATTGACTCTCTTAATACGATTACCAAGAACACTCATACGATAATAGAATTCATCGTCTTCACATCCCCATGAAACGAAGTTCTCATTCATCATAAAACTGTCAATATACTTCTGACGATTTACAAACTGAGTCCATCCAATTGTTGAATTAGATAGTCTCTTTTTCTTATCAAGAACTGACACATCAAGTTTATTGATAAACTCATTATAGATTTGCATATCATAGTCTGCACACCACTGGTAGATACCAGACTGGTATGGGTACACTACATCTGCATGTCCATCATTAATCAAACTGTAAGCTTCATGATAAGAACTGATTGGTAAAATGCAATCAGCATCATAGTTTGCAACGACTTTTGTGTCTGATGCAATGATAAGATCATTTAATACTTTACTCTTACAGAATAAGGGTTCGTGATTCTCCTCAAAAATGTGCGTAAGGTTATCTACGTTTGCATACTTCTTAATTTCAGGTAGAGCCCTGAACTTAAACAGTGATCTATTGGATACTTCTTTTACAATAACTTTAGCAGGAACATTCCTGAGCAAGTAAGTTACTGATGAAATTATATTCCTAAGTCTATCTTCAGTCTCAATCCTTGCAGGAATGAGAAATGTCAAATCCATCATACTCTAACGACCTCACGATTAACTCTTACAGTTCCAGGAAAATAGTAACCAGATGTATCTAGGTGATTCAGCGCAGGACCAAACCAAGGATCTGGAATATAGACTTTCTTATCTTTACTTTTTCCTAGGTATGCCATCCACCAGGAGAATGTACTGTTGGCAATGATGAAGTCTGAACAAGAAGCACCCAGACACATATCATGGTGAGCCTTCGCATTCTCTTCTCTTTCTTCATCATTGAAAATAAAGTTGCTACCTGTAAAAATAGTTTTACACCATTCAATATCATCAGATATGACAATATATTGACGATCTTTTCCAAGGTCATCAATACATCCTTTATAGTATTCTTCTGTACAAATAGCATGATAATCCTGAACTCTGATAAAGTCCTTACCACGTCTAATGTTTAGACACACTGGATTATCTGTATTGTGTTTCTTATGAAATGCTTCTGCAGTTTCTAAGTAACTCTCCTTGAAGGTAAAGTCTTTCTTTACCTCTTCTTCTGCGTTCTCAAAATACTTATAACTCTCAAAGTGGCCATGAAGACTTGCATTGTCTGGACACTCATTGAATAGTTCTTCGCAGAATTCATGCTGATGCACATCAACATCATATCCATCAACTAAACCAAATCTACCATTAAGATGATTGAGTTCAAACAAATGTTGTAAATGATGATTTACCGTAACGATATTGTCACCAACATGTTTATGAAACCATGTCGCATCAGAATGATCTGGAATACAATGATCGTATCCCAGATTCTTAGCAATGCCTACTAACGACGCATACTGAAACATCTGGTTACCAAGTCTACCCTTGGTCCCCAGTTTATTCATCCCAATCATATTCAATCCCCTTTGATAAGTCTATAACTATCTTCGTCAAAATGCTCTGTAGAAAATTCAAACAATTCAGTATCTTCTAGAGCAATCATCTGGTGACGCATTCCAGTGGGGATATGAAACTTGTCTCCCTTTTCTAAAGTTGCAACAGAAGCCATGTCAAGCATATCACTCCACCCATAGTAGATTTTAATCTTCCCACTTTGGACATAAAATACTTCATCTTTAATCTTATGCATATGCCAGGAGCAACGCTTACCTTTTACCATATGCAGAATTTTTCCACAGTACTGATCACAATTCACAATCCATTTTTCATAGCCCCATCCTTTAGGGACTAATTGAATTGCATCAGTCTGCTTCGGTCTTGAAGAAGTCATTATCGTTTACCCCTTTGTCATCGATGTAATAATCTCCAGAAGGTTTACCAAGAAACAATTGATGATACCTACATCCCCACAAACTTAATTGTATCTCTGTAAGTTCGTAAAATTCTTCTTTTGCTTTGTCTGCATTGTTCTTATGCCTACCCATTCCTCTGGCAGTAAGATATACGATTGTATGTCCTTCATCGTACAACCTATTTATTTTATCAATTCTATCTTGAATTGGCAAGGCTTGTGTATACCTTGTCTCCTCTGTTTCTCCAGGGGTACAGATAGTTCCATCAATATCAACAACGTATCTCATGAGTTTTGAATTTTATTAATAATTTTTGTGGAAGAATAACCACCAACGCGATTAAAGAATCTTACTTCTTTTGCATATTCACGACCAACAACATCTCCATCTCTCCAATCGCCACCAACAACTAGAACATCAGGAGTATAGAATTGAATCAACTCTTCCAACTCTGTGCGACTATCAAAGATATGAATATCGTCAATGTACTTAATACCTTGCAGCATCGTATATCTGAAGCAGATGTCATTGACAGGTCTAGAATAACCTTTATCCCTTTTTACCTTCTCATCAGTATCGATGCCAACAATCAAACGATCTCCAAGAGCCTTACATGCTCTGAACAGTTCAATGTGTCCTGGGTGAAGAATGTCAAAGCATCCATTTGTCCAGATGGTCTTCATTTAAGATAATCCTCTACAGTAGTAAATTTATAATCACCCCATGTTGGTTTTGCACAGGTGTAATCTTGATACTTCCCTTTCAAGTGATCTGGGAATGGAATGTATTCAATCTCTCCATTATACTTCTTTGCCACGCATTCTGCAACATGTTGGAAACTTACAGGTTTACTAGTGCCAAGATCGTAGATACCAGACTTCTTTTTATTATTGAGAACTAGATCAACAATATCATCAACGCAAATAAAATCTCTTAAGAACTTATCAGATCCTTCAAACAATTTAAGTTTACCAGTCTCTTGAACTTGCTTTGTAAACTTACTAACTGGGCTTGCTTGATCTCCTTTATCATCTTCCCCATCACCATAGACGTTGAAGTACCTGAATCCTTGAATGAGAGGAAACTCATCTATATGATCTTGTACCCAATAGTCAGTGGTTACTTTAGATAGAGCATAGTAATTCAGTGGATTGATAATACCTTGCTGATTGCCATAGACAGATGCAGAAGATGCATACTTAACAGGAATATCATTCTTTGCTGCTTGCTCAAACAACCATTCACTGTATTCGATATTGTATGTGAATATCTGTTTTAAATTTGTATTAGTTGTAGATGACATTGCACCTTGGTGAATAATACACTCTACATCTTTCCAGTTGTAAAAGTTTTTTCTCCAGTGCCAACTATCGTTCTTCTCTACTTCAATAACTTCTTTACCAGCATCTTGTAGTGCCTTGAGAAACTTTTTACCAATGAATCCTTGAGATCCAGTCAGAATAATCATAATACAGCAACTCCTTTTTGTGCTACAACTTTCGATGCACACTGATTGGCAAACTTAATACTCTTCTCAATGTCTTCGGTTTCAATATATTTTACCACTAATCCAGCCATAAATGTATCTCCTGCACCAGAAAGATCCTTTACTTCAACCTTTTTAGTGGGATATTTTCTCTCTGCAAACTCACAACCCTTTCCACCCATGGTATGAATAATCTTATACTTAATATCTTCAGTTAGATATGGTTCAGAATTACGATATTCATAGTCATTGATCTTGATATATCGTGCATCTTTTACCCAAGGACCAAGAATTTTCTTAGTATCGATAAAAACATTTGAATGATTAGTACAAATATATTCAATGTCTTCTTCCAATAAGAATCCCTTATTATAATCAGAGATGACAATCAAGTCATAACCAAAGTCAATATCTTTGATATTAATTCTTGGTATTGATTGAGTTGTATCCACACGAAAGAACATGTGATTGCTTTCTTTGTGAACATATCTGGTCTTGGCAATCTCATACCAGTTTGTGTTGGTGTTGATATCAATTGCATCACCTAACAAACTCTCAATATTCCTACGAACATTGCCAGCCATGCCAGGGTTCTCCCTCTGGTCAACAATGTTTAATACAGGAACAGGTGCTTCAGGACACAATCTATTAGAATCACAGTAAACAAATACGTCTCTGCAAGTCTCGCCAATGACTAAGATTCCACTCATGGATTACCAATATAAGGCTTATAGAAATATGCAATATCTTCTGGTGGATGTGGATTAAAGTATGCATACATGAATCCAGAGTTTCCACTCAATAGATTAGATTTGATATTCTGATCATGAGTCTTCACAAATAGATTTTCTTTTGGAAGTCTCTTTGCAGAAAGTATAGCACAGAAAGAATCACATCCAGCATAGTAATCACAATATGCTACAAGATTAATGATATGTTGAATATCAGGATTTACTAGAAGTTCAAAGTTTGTAAGTGGAACATCAATCTCACGATCAGCAACAATGATAACTTGCTTACCAGTTTCCTGAGACAGATCCTCTACAAACTGCCAATCAGATTCTGTGATGCTAGCAATGTCTTGCCTTGGTCGAGTTGATGTTGGATAGTGGAACAGAATGTAATCACTATACCCAGGATCCTTAGCATTCTTTAGAAAAGAAGATCCATGAAACTCTGCAGTTCCATTTCTAACATCATCACACACTTCAGCAAAAGTTCCAGCAACATCAATTGCCTGAACATCATTTGCACTTAAATCAAATAGACTCAGACCTATATTAAAGTTTCTGGGAAAGTCAGGCCTAAAATGCCAAAAGGGAGCAGCATTGGGATCAAGACTCCTCATTGCATTTGCTCCCACCTCATCGTCAATAAAGTATTGTGTAGTGACGTTAGGGTATGATGGATTATTTTTAAAGAGTGGGGCTAAGACAGTACCAAATCTACATGCCCAGTAAATCTCAGTGATGCTCTCTCGTTCTTCATTAACGAGAAGGGAATCGAGACACAGCATGTCTCCAATTCCCACAGAAAGATATGTTTTCATCAGAAGAATTTTTTGTGTTCAACAATCATACAAGGTCTATCACTTTCTTGTGCATAACGATATGCAGCAAGGACTTCATCAGGAGTTTGAGGATCAAACACAGGGAAGTCTACAAGGTGACGGAAACCATTAGTAAAGTCCTGTTCATGTGTAGGACCAGAATAGAAGAGGGTGCTGTCATCAACAACAGTTTTGAAGATCACAGGACATTTGAACTCACCATGAGAAATTCGTTCAATCTTATCTACATGATTAACGATAGCATCTGCAGCAACAAGCATAAAGTCATGTCGTTCAAAGTAAACCACAGGCCTGAATCCTTCAAATGCCATACCAATTGCAAGACCAACCATTAGGTTCTCTGCAACAGGTGTTTCAATCTTCTGATCAAGGTTCACACTTTCAAGTGTTCCCATCGCGTCTCCAGGGACAATACTGTAACCAATGAAGATATCTCCTTGATCACCCATCTCAGTCATTGCTAGAGACACAGAGTCTTTGAATGAGAGACCTGCTTCTTTGATATCCAGATCTGTAGAACGTTCTTCGAGAAGAGGGAAATACTCTTCATCAGTCTTCATGACAGACTTCATCACATCCAGGGGAGCAAAGTTTCCTGTGCGAATGTGTGGACGATTCTTAGTATAGTGATAACGAACAACGCAATCAGGCCATTCAAGATCTTTGTCTGTACCCCAACGTGATGCCTTAGATGCATTCACTGCCATACCATCATCTTCAATGACAAAGGTGACAGGAAGATTCCATCCATCAACATATCGAACTGCTTCTGCAAAGTGACCAGTATCTTCAATACCATCGCCAACGAAGCACCACACACGTTGATCAGACTTCTTTCGTTTCAGAGCCCAACCAATACCAACAGCAATACCAGGAGTACCACCAATGATTGCAGACACATAGAAGTTACGTTCACGATCAAACATGAACATGCTACGACCATCACGCATCTTCTGTTCTACTTCTTCAGGAGGAATTCCATGAAGAAGTGCATGATAAGAGTTTCTATGAGTAGAGAGAACATAGTCACCTTCATTAATGTCAGCAAAGATATCGATTAGTTGCTGCTCATTGCCACCACATAGGTGAACTGTGAAGGGAAGATATCCAGAATCATGCACTTCTGCAATATGATCTGAAAACTCACTTAGTTTCTCCGGCGTCCATTCAGTGCCTCTCATGCGTTTGTTTCTCCTATTTCAATAATAATTCTACCAGCATTTCCGCTTCTAAGCAAGTCAAATGCTTCGTTTACTTGGTCTAGTTTAAATGTATGGGTGACGAACTGGTGAACATCAAGAATGCCTTCCTGATGCATTTTGACATAGCGAGGAATATCCTCTGCAGGGTTTGTCTTGCCTCCCTGAGTTGCCTTGATGGTTTGACCCATACCACTGAACAGATTAACTGCATTCATGACCTCTATGCCTCTTCCAGGCGCAGGTTGGCCAACCAGAATCATACGACCCGTACCTGATAATTTAGACACGCAGGCACTGATGACTTCTGGGATACCAGTAGTATCAATAATCACATCAAGTTTTTCATTGATATCTGAAATACTTTCTACAAAGATAGATGCTCCTGCAGTAAAGCAAAGATCTCTTTTATTTGAATTATTATCAATTGCATAGATTGGACATGCACTCTTTAATGCTGCACCCTGAAGAATATTCAGGCCAACACCACCACATCCAACGACAGCAATGCTTTCACCAAACTTCAGATCTGCTTCATTATCAATGATACCCATAGCAGTTGTAAGGGCACATCCAAGAATAGCACAGAGATCTGGAGGAGTGTCATGAGGGACAGTAGTAACTCGATTCTCAGAAACGATTGAATACTCACTAAGAGTGGTACACTTACCACTCGTCATCCATTTATCATCCATCAGGTACTTGGGGAATGGGGATTCAATACCACTTCCAGGTCGCCAGTGCATAACCACTTTATCACCAACCTTTACAGTGGTGACACCTGGTCCAACTTCCTCCACGATTCCACATCCTTCATGACCCATCATGTGAGGAAGAAACTTCTCATTACCTTTATGGCCACGAATCTCATGAAGTTGTGCTCCACAGAGACCACTGACAAGAACCTTTACTAGGACTTGTCCAACTTCGAGTTCACTCAACTCTACATCGTCTCTGACTGACAGAGGTGAATTAATCTTTTCTAATACTGCTGCTTTCATTTTAATTAATGTATGTCCATTTATTACTGCAATGTTCTTTCATGTACGAAAAGTCATTTGCTCTATTTTCTGGAGTTGGTTTAGCATAGATGTAAACCTTTTCCAAATTTAGTTTCTCTAGAATATAATATACTGACGTTTCTACTGTATGAATTTCTTCAGCATTTTCAAAAATCTTGACCCAATCAAATAAGGTTACACCTTCATAGAAATCCATGTATACATTTGGATATTCATTATTAGTTTTGATATCTTCTCTCTTACCAAAATTAGGATAGGTGCCACAATTATTGTTGATTAGATTATATGGTTTTGTAATGTCAAGACCAATCTTTTCAATCAAAGCATTTTCTCTTTCATCATTACGAGAGAAATTAAAGTACTCCTTCCAATCATCATAGTCAACACCACAGAAGTCATACTTCATGTGACCATGGCCTAGTGGATTATTGTGACGCTTAGAAGTCTTCTGAACGTAGTCTGCTGTCTGAAGAGGTACAAATAAAAACTGCTCAGTATTTACCATGTAGATACTGTTTGAGTTGTAGACACTCTTGTAAGCAAAGTCAGAACTCTCATCAACAAACTCTACATTATCTGCGATCATATAATCTTTCAGATAAGAATACGTTGATGCTACAGGCCAGATAACTTTCGTACAATCAGTTCCTGACAAAACAGACTGTGCAATTTTTTGACAGAAGAAAATATCACCAATTCCTGCTGGTTGTTTAATTACACAAACTTTGTCACTCATTCAACAAATGCTCCAATCACATAATCTTTATGTTCGTTGATTGTTTGATATTCAACAATCGTATAATCTGGATTTACAGAAAGAATCTTATCTTTTAGTTCTTGCTTGTTTTGTGAAAAATAAACAGGCACATCATCAATCAAAATACTGTGATTCTTGATTGGGGATGTTGCAATGATATCAAGTTCTTCAAAGGTAGGTACACCACCACCTTCTCCATGAGCATCAAGCCAGAACAAAGATTTCTGATCAAGTTGTTTTACAATGTCAGGGAAACAATCTAAAGAAGTTCCATTCCAAAGATAAACATTATCATTACTCTCATACTTATTCATGCAATGATTATAACGATCTGTCATAATCTCACAACTAAAGATTTTATCAAATCCAAGTTCTAGTGCAACATCAACACTACCACCAAGGTGAGTGCCAGTTTCTACAAAATACTTACAGTCTCGTTTAATTCCAAGGTCTTCGTAAATGTAGTGCATGGGATTCTTTCCCTCTGCGGCCGCTCTGTTGTAAAGTTCTCTGCTCATTTAAAATAGGTCTCCCAAATAAAGTCTTCTAGTATTTCCATGGACTTAGTAATTTCTAAGTTCTCTTTGATTGCATCCATCTTACTATAGTAGATTTCTTCGGATACATCAAACTCTTCTGATAGATCAATGATGCCATCCCTATTGAAAACATCTCCAATATTTGGAGCACCATAGTAAACAGGAATAGTTCCTGTTGCAAAACAATCTAATAGTTTCTCGGTAAAATAGGTTTCATATGATGCATTCTCAATTGCAATAGAGAACATGTAATCACACAGACCTTCTTCCTTCTTGGCAATTTCAGTAGAGAATCCTCTACCAAAGAAATCAACCTGATCTCTGAATCGTTCTACCCATTCAAGACGCTTACGATGGCCATCACACATGTTCTTGTTTGATGCAATCATCGAGATCATCTTGGTCTTATCATAGACCTTAGGTTCTTTAATCCATGTACCTTGTGCAGGAACCCACTTGAACTTAGTTGGATCAATGTTGATGAGTTCTTGATTATGAGTGAAAATCAAATCAAACGATTCAACCATTTGTTTCCATCCACCACCTTTCACAAAGTCTGTGATTTGTGGAAGAATAGCAGCAGACTCAAGAATCCATGCATACTTAGGACCTGGCATACTGTCCTGAAGGCCAAGTCCAATGGCAGCATCCACATAGAATGTACCATCACCACCTTGATCAACCCATTCAGTAAGTTTAGATTCTTTTCCTGCTACTGAGCATCTGGGAGCGTCAATATAATTGAACGTATCTCCTACAAGATTAAACTTATGCTTTGCCATTAATTTGCTCCACAATCCAATTATATGTCTTATCGATTCCTTCTTCAAGGGTCTGAGAATAATCCCATCCCAGTTTTTCGCGAATCAGATCATTATTAGAATTACGACCACGAACACCAAGAGGGCCATCAATGTGAATCTTATGAACTGTTTTACCAGAAACTTTAGCAGCAGTATCTACCAGTTGATTGATAGTTACCATCTCTTCAGATCCAATGTTCACAGGACCCATAAAGTCACTATCCATTAATCGTCTAGTTGCTTCAATACACTCATCGATGAACAAGAAGGATCTTGTTTGTTCTCCATCGCCCCACACCTCAATAGCACCACCCTCTGCTGGGAGGTAAGCGACCTTACGACAGATTGCTGCTGGAGCTTTTTCTCTTCCTCCATCCCAGGTTCCTTCTGGTCCAAAAATGTTGTGATAGCGAGCAACTCTAACAGGGATCCCATGATTACGATTGTAAGCAAAGTACAAACGCTCACTAAAAAGTTTTTCCCATCCGTATTCTGAGTCTGGTGCTGCTGGGTATGCTGATTCTTCACGACAGTCAGGGTTATCAGGGTCAAGTTGGTTGTGTTCTGGATACATACATGCCGATCCAGAATAGAAAATCTTAGTCTTATTTCCTACAGTCTCATTGAACTTACGTTGTTCCTCAAGAACGTTCAGGTTGATAGACACAGAGTTGTGCATGATGTCTGCATCGTTCTCTCCAGTGAAAACGAAACCTGCACCACCCATATCAGCAGCGAACTGATAAATCTCATCAAAAGGAAGATGATACCTATCAGGGACAGAGTTATAGAAGTTTCCCTGATCTCCTTTGAATCGAATAACACGACGAACGAATTCTACGTCACGCAGATCTCCAGTGACAAATTCATTCGCTTCTGATTTAGAAAACTCAGTATGCTTTAGGTCAACACCACGCACCCAGTATCCTTCTGCGCGTAGGCGTTTCACCATATGACTACCAATAAAGCCACCTGCACCAAGCACTAGTGCAGTCTTCTTATATTCACTCATGATAAATTCGCTTTGTACAAATTGATAACCTCTTCTATATATTCTATCATAGAATCGGTGATAACAGGAGAGCATCCAACAAAAAATACATTATCCAAAACTTTCATTGCGTTTGGATAGTTGAATGCAGACTCCAAGTGTCGATATGCAGGATGTATCAAAAGATTACCTGCAAAGTAATTTCTAGTTTGGATTTTGTTCTTTTCTAAGAATTGAACAAGTTCAGTTTTATCCCCATCACAAATAATAGGAACACCAAACCAACTCGTCTCAGCATTAGGATGTTCGTCAACGACACGAACTCCAGGAATGCTTTCAAAGATCTTATGTAGTTTTTCTTTGTTAGATCGACGCTTCTTATGAATCTCATCAAACTTCTTGAGTTGAACAGATCCAATAGAGCCAAGCATATCAATTGGTTTTAGATTATATCCAATCTGACCAAACACATACTTGTGATCTACAACCTTATCATATCCAGTAAGCCACTTATCAAATCGCTTACCACAAGTTCCACAACTCAGAAGGTTCTGTGAACCCACGCAGTAACAGTCTCTTCCCCACCATGCAAAACTACGTGCAAGGTCAACAATCTCTTTGATGTTAGAAGAAACCATACCACCTTCAATGGTAGTAATGTGGTGAGCAGGATAGAAAGAACATGATGCAGCAACAGCATGATCTGTTAGATAATGTCCTTTCCACTTACTTCCAAGACTATCACAGTTATCTGCAATTAGTTCCAATCCAAACTTATCACAAATATCCAGAATGTCATCATAGTTGTATGGATTAGCAAGAACAGGCGAGGAGAATAATGCTTTAGTTCTTGGAGTAATTTTCTTATAGATTTGATCAATATCCCAGTTGAGATCAGAGTAATCAATATCAACAAAGACAGGCTTCAATCCATTCTGAATAATAGGATTTAGAGTTGTAGGGAAACCACAAACAGATACAATAATTTCATCACCATCAACCCACCCAAAATATTTCTTGAGTGCTGCAATCATCACAAGGTTCGCAGAAGAACCTGAGTTGACCATGACAGAATGTTCAAGATTGAACTTCTTAGAGAACTCTCGTTCAAACTTGTTTACGTTCTCACCAGAAGATAACCACTTTCCTGTAAGGAAAGTCTTCATAGCAACTTCTACTTCTTGATTGTCCCAGTAAGGACCAGAGTAGAAAATATTACTTTCTCCTTTTACATAATCTTTGTTGTACAGATATGGAAAGAAATCTTCCTCTGTCTCAAAAAGATTATCAATGAATCCTTTAATCTGCTCTTTCATTTTAGTCTACAATGTATGAAAAGTTTTCTTTTAGGCAACCTTGCCAAGCTAGTTGGAATACTCTTTCAAACCAGTGTGCTTCAACAGGATTATTATTATAGTCAGTATAGTCCATAATCTTCTTGTAGAAGTTCTTACTATACTTCAAGATACAGTTTTTGGGAACAGCATAATTTGCACCAGGAGCAAATGCAACAAACTTGGGAATCTCAGAATCCTCAATATCAAAAAGATCATGTAAGAATGCCCTAAAGGTAGGAATTCTAGAATGAATCTTCATGTTCTTGATATGTTCTTCACCAAAAAAATAGTTAGGTCCACTATCATACCATTCCATAGGATGAGAGAACCATTGATCATTGATGATATTTGGGAAGAAGTTTTGACAAACACTTCCTCGATCAAGAGGAACAAACCAATTGGATTGAAGTGCGTATATAAACCTTTCTTCTGTAGTGTATTTCTTTTGTAGTAGATTTCCTTTGACATGAATCATCATGTCAGGAAGGTTATCATAATGATCTACAATGTATCTACCAATATCGTATGGATTAGATCCAACATTGGGTGATGGAATAACTTTACCAAGATGATCTATTTTTGATTTACCTTCAAAATAATCTGGAGTTCTATCATAGATTACTGTATTACTAGGAGAAAATCCATAAGCGTAAGTCATCTTTAGCCATTCCAAATCATGGTTGGCATGATTACTCACTACAAGCGTTTTTGTCAACATCAACTCAATATACTTTTGTTTATTCTATCATATGACAAAGAGTTTGCAAACCTTGGTAGAAACTCATCTCACATGAGAACCCAAGGTCTCGCAACTTCTCAGTATTTAGTGTCATATTTTTAACCTGAATATGCTTTTGATTTTCAGGCATTGGTACATCAATCAATTCACTTTTACTTCCAAGAATATCTCTAGCAGTTGTAATGATAGATCTAAAAGACTGAGAAGTTCCAGATGCAATATTATAGATCTCGTTTACTTCTCCCTTTTCGATAACCAGATCAATGGCCCTACAGACATCATTGACTGACATATAATCCTTGAGATAGTCTCCTCCATCAAACAACTTGATTTGTTTGTTCTTCTTAAGAAGACTAATCATATATCCAAGAACATTCTTTCCTGGAGCAACTGTCTTATCTAAACCATACACATTACCAATTCTTAGAATTCTATATTTGATTCCAAAAGTCTTGCAATATGAAATCAAAAGTTGTTCTGCAGTTCGTTTTGTGATGGAATAAAATCCTGTTGGATTGCAACTGTACCATTCTTTGTAGTCAAGAACGTCATTTCCATACACAAATCCAGAACTAATAAAATTAAAAATGACATCCCTGTCTCTACAATTAGATAGGATGTCAATAAAAAGAGATAAGTTTGTATCAATATCTACGTGTAGGTCTTTAAAGACACTTTGATTTGTAGTTGTACTGATGAAATATAAAGCTTGATCTGTTGAGAAATTCTTTTCTTCTCTAGGAACTGGAGTTATTTTATCTGGATACATTCTACAAAATGTACTTCCAATATATCCAGTAGAACCAAATACAGAAATATCATTCATACTTATCACACCTGATAAATGTTTTACCTTTCATATCTTTTTCAGATAGAATAGGATCTCCAGTATTGTGCCAATTAATATCTAGAGAATTCCAAAGAAGTGTTCTATCATACTTTGGATAGTAGAAGTCTGTCGTTTTGTATGTGATATGTGCTGCTTCACTCAGAGTATAGAAACCATGAGCAAATCCAGGAGGAACCCATAGTTGAAGTTCTGGCCTATTCAGTTCAACACCATACCACTCACCAAAAGTTTCTGATGATTCACGAAGGTCAACGATCACATCATAAACAGTTCCCCTAATACAGCGAACAAGTTTACCTTGAGGATGTTTGATTTGATAATGAAGTCCCCTCAGAACTCCCCTATGAGACATAGAGTGATTGTCCTGAACGAAGTCATATTCAATTCCAAACTTTTTCTGATTGAAAGATTCCATAAAGAATCCTCTACTGTCAACATATTTGTCAACTTCAATCAGAAGTGCGTCTTTAAGACCAATGTCAATAATTTTCATACCACTTAATTGTTTGTGCGAGACCTTCTTCTAAATTAAATCTGGGTTTCCAATTCAATTCATTGGAAATTTTTTCAATACTAGTGGAGTACCTTCGATCATGTCCAGGTCGATCTTTCACATATTCTATCATAGATTCGTCCTTACCCATCAATTCAATGATTTTTTTAACAAGATCAATGTTTTGTACTTCACACTCTCCACCAATATTATACTTCTCTCCAACCTTTCCATTGTTTAGAACTTCAATCAAAGCCTCACAATGATCAGTAACAAACAACCAGTCTCTAATTTGTTGACCATCACCATAGACAGGAACTTTCTTACCTTGAATTAGATTCAAGATTGTCTGAGGAATCAACTTCTCCTTGTATTGTCTAGGGCCATAATTATTTGAGCAGTTAGTAATAACTGTAGGAAGACCATAGGTATGATGAAAGGCATTTACAAAGTGATCACTCGATGCTTTTGATGCAGAGTAAGGATTTCTTGGATTGTAAATTGTTTCCTCTGTGAATGATCCCTCATCAATAGAACCATAGACTTCATCAGTCGAGACATGTAAGAACTTCTCCACTTCAAATTTCAAAGCATGTTCAAGAAGATTGACTGTACCAAGAACATTTGAATATACAAATGGACGACAATCTTTAATTGAATTGTCAACATGACTCTCTGCAGCAAGGTGCATTACATACCTTGGAGCAAATTTCATAAAGGCAGATGTTACGAATTCTTTATCGCAGATATCACCCTCATAGAATTCAAGACAGAACTTTCTAGAGTTCTTAGGCATGTTATTGATGTCTGCTGCATAACTTAAACTATCCAAGCAGACAACATGTCCATATTGTTCAGACAAAGTATGCAGAAGATTACTTCCAATAAAACCTGCACCACCAGTTACTAAGATTGTCATTTTTGATTGTACTTCTCCAATAGTGTAGGTGAATATTGTGCAGATTCTCTAACTTCAGGGCTCTCTTTAAGTTGATCCCTCTTCAGTTTTTCTAGAGTATAAACTCTATTACGAAGTTCGGTGGAAGAGTATTTGTGTTGTCTCTTGTGATAATGAATCTCAATATCATTATCGATACAATACTGTCTACCTGTAAAATCTCTGTCTTTATATTCCTCGCTTAGAAATCTGATGTCAATCTTCTGCGTCTTGATCATATTCAGAAGATCTTCTTCTGTTTCATAAACAAGAATCTCATCAACATACTTACATCCCTGTACTTGTACGTATCTCTCATAAACACTTTGCGTAGGTTTATTTTTGATACCAGGTCTATCAATAGTTGGATCGACTTGCAAGGCTACAATCAACCAATCACACAAGTCTTTTTCCATTTTCAACATCGTTACATGCCCAGCATGAAACAAGTCAAAGGAACTACAGTTAAATCCAATCTTCATTACAGATATTATTCTATAAAAATTATACTAAAAAAGGGTGGTTTATGCAACCACCCTTTTAGGTCTTTCATGCACGCCACTTGCTCTTTATCCTGAAGCAAGAAACAGGGCGGGAGTATGAACCCCATCCGCACCACTTGCTCTTAGGAAAAGCAAGAAACCTCAGAGAGCGAGATCATTAAAATCTAGATTGAGTCTAGTTGCTTTCAACTCTTCAAGAAGAGCTGTGTACTTTGCTTCTAGTACTGCAAGTCTTTCATTACTACCTCCTCCACATGGAGTGTGTGCTTTCGCTTCAAGAGCTTTTAATCTTGATTCGACTTCGACATCATACTTTGACATCGCTGCACCACTTGCAGACTTTGCTGCTGTTCCTTTTGTTGCCATTGTTTTGAATAATTAACTCTGACATTATTTAGTTTTAGAGGGTCTTATGACTCCACCACTTAGTTTTACGAACTAAGAAACGCAGGGGTCTTAATGACTATCCCGACCAGGGCTAGTTTAACGACTTACCGAGTCTTTAATATAACAAGGTACACCTTCAGGATCAAGCCATTTGGTGTACTCAAAATCATCAATCGCAGTCATAAGTTGCATTTGATTGTCTAGCAGATACATGTCACTGTATCGTTTAGTCCAACTGTTTGCTTTTTGAATGCGATAGTCTGGCATACCATTTTCTAGTACACCAGCATCAACATAACGATAGGGAAAACGCTCTAGGAGAATTTTCACGCAACCTCCACAGACTCAAGATCAATAGCAACTTGTTCCATCAAAATATCATAATCATCAAGCGGATCGCCGGAGAAGACGAGTCCATTGTTCTCATAATAACGACGGACCTTTTTGAGAAGTTTCGGATTCTTCACATCCAGGAAGAAGTCACCATTTACAGCACCACG